CAAATGGCTTGCCACTACTGATTATTATGGTCGTGACGAAAGAAGTCCGCTAGATACCTATGGTTATAAGAGTGAAGAAGATATTAGCAGCGATTTGTTTTACATTAGTGATCGCTTTAATGCTCAATTCAGATTGGATTGGGTGCTTGGATTGTTGGATAAAAATTTAAATAAATTATGAAATGGGAAGACTTTAAATACCAATTAAAATCAGAATGGGCATTTTATAAAAGCAATCCTGAATTGCTTATTTTATTGTTGATTATAATTGGACTGCCGCTATATAATATTATCAAAGAAACACTATGCAAAAATTAATTCACACGAAAGATTTTACTGATCTTTATTTAGACGAGATGAGTATTGATGAAGCAATTGAATATCTTCGATCACTACAAGAAAAATATTCAAAGGATTGGACTGATTTGCAAATCAGTGAAGATTCTTGTTATGAAGGCGGGTATCACCTCAAGCTTCGTGGTAAACGTTTTGAAACTGATCTTGAATATGAAAACCGAATGAGGCGTGATAAGGAAAGCTTAGAGCGACAAATGACCCGAGATCATTCTGAATACGAGAGATTAAAAGCTTTATTTGAAAAGGAGCAGTAATGCAATTAGATATGCGTTACGAAGTTAATGGTAACAATGTGATTTTTCCTAAACATAATCTCATCTTTCATTTTAGTTTCGGACGAGCATACAAAAACTATTCTACTATACAAGCAAGAAGAAAGCTTAAGAAAAGTTATACAAAATCACAGCAAAACGACATCATCCACTATTTAAAAGAACAAAAATATATTACATCATGAACAAACCTACTTACATTATCGGAGATATTCACGGAGCCTTTGCTCGTTTTGAGAAAAAAATAACAGATCTTGATCTACGAGACTGTATATTAATTTGTGTAGGTGACTTAGGTGTGGGGTTTAATCGCTCACCAGCAGGTGAACTTAAAGGCTGCACTCTTATGAATAAATTCTTCTCAGAGCGTCAAATTCTTTTTATGTCGATTCGGGGCAATCACGATGATCCACAGTATTTCTGTGGACCAAATAGAATAGATTTAAGTAATTTTAAATTGCTCCCCGATTATCATACCGAAATCATTAACGAAGAAAAATTTCTATTCGTTGGTGGAGCAGTAAGTATTGATCGTGTCTTTAGAAAAGAAGGATTGAGCTACTGGAGTGATGAGCTTTTTGTTTTAAAGCCAGAATTGGTTGAAAAATGTGATGTTCTCATTACGCATTCTGCCCCAAGCTGGATCGGCTCTTTTGATAAGGAAGGCATTAGTAGTTGGTGTGAAAAAGATCCAACGCTTTGGGACTTGTGCTACAAAGAGCGTATCGAACATAACGAATTAATTAAACTTTGCCAACCATCGAAGTCGTATCATGGACACTTTCACGCAAGCCATTGGGCTGATTCTGATGGATGCTATGCCACAATTTTAGAGATTGAGGAAATAAAAGAGCATCGAAAAGCTTGACAAAATCTCAATAAATGGCATAATCCTTGTATGGAAAACGACCAATACTACGAGATGTTCGCTAAAGTTCAAAATGGAATCATTACAGAGGAAGTTTGGAAAGAATATTGTTTTAATATGCTTGATGAAATCTTGGAGCAGAATAAAAATGTTCTTACTCGTTTAAAAAATCGTTATTAATATGACAAACATACAAATCGAAGCAGAAATCGAACATTTACTTGCCCTTATCGTTCAACTGAGAAAAGATGTGGATAGCATTCTTGACAATGCTAGACAAGCTCGATAATTAAAACTAGAATACAATAAAAACATGCAAGAAGAACAATATATTCGAATCGATAGAGATGGTAATAAGTTTTACTACAAAAACAAAACGATGACTATTCTTCATCGTCTAGATGGACCAGCAGTTGAATATGCTCATGGATATAAAGCATGGTTTGTGGATGGTAAACGTCATCGACTAGATGGACCAGCAATTGAATATGCTAATGGAGACAAAGAATGGTATGTTGATGGTAGACTTAATAGGCTTGATGGACCAGCAGTTGAAGATGCTTATGGACATAAAGAATGGTGGGTTAATGGTAAACAGCATCGGCTAGATGGACCTGCATTTGAATATGCTAATGGATATAAAGCATGGTGGGTCGATGGTAAACTTCTATCAGAAGAAGCGTTTAACGCTCTATCGAAACCAATTGAACTTACTTTAGATGACATTGCTGCTAAGTTCGGCGTTGACGTTAATAAGATTAAGATTGTAAAGTAAGATAACTAAAATGAAAGTAATCACCATCATTTGCCTAGCTGTTATGATCTCTAGTTGCGCTCCACCCGCTGCAATCCGAATTGACGAATACGGAACTTATACCTATTTCGCTAAGTAAGGAATACCCCTACAATAACACTATGAAAGAGAAATATGATTTATCAGAACTGAAAATGATTCATCATTATACACCAGAAGAAAAACTTTTCTTATTGGACAGTATTTGTGCAGTGATTTATATTGCAAGAAATATTTCTCTCAGCCAAGAAACAATGCTTGACTGTCTCGCTAAGATTGATAGACTATATAGAACGCCAAGTGAAGGCGAAGAATACTAAACAAACAAATATATGAACACACTGCAATTTAAACCGTTCCCTAAAATGGCTCGCTTTCGACGCGAATGCGTCATCACCGAAAAGATCGACGGCACTAATGCCAGCATCTATATCTATGACCCAATTCTCAATACTGAAGCTGAAGAGGGTTTTACAAGTGCTTCGGATGAAGACGGAAAAGTCTGGAATATCAAAGCTGGCTCGCGCACCCGTTGGATCACACCAGATAAAGACAACTTTGGGTTTGCCCAATGGGTATGGTTTCACGCCGACAAGCTTGTCAAATTAGGCGAAGGACATCACTTCGGTGAGTGGTGGGGTAGTGGCATCCAACGGAACTACGGTTTCAAGAAAGGCGAGCGTTTCTTCTCGCTCTTCAACGCTAGCCGTTGGGTTGAACACGATAAGCCGACCTACGCAATCTTGAACGACAACCCAACAGTTCCGCAGAAGTTTACGGAACACGCGCCCGCTTGCTGTAAAGTAGTGCCAATCCTTTATGAGGGTATCTTCGACACAGCGTTTGTAAATGATACCTTAACTGTTCTTGGTTTATCTGGCAGCAAAGCCGCAGCAGGATTCATGAACCCTGAAGGAATCATCGTGTATCACAAAGCTGCTGGCGTTGGATTCAAGATGACTTTGGACAACGACGACCAAGCGAAAGGATCACTACAATGAATGCAGAAACAAAAATCTACAATAAAATGAATGGAATCCGCTATAAGAAAGTTGGCCGTAAATACGTTCAAGATAATGATCCTTGTGCTTATGATGGTCTACGTCAAGGTTGGTGGTTAGTTAAAGTTGCTGAAGGATGCACTTCTATTCGTCAACAAGTATACCCTTATAAGGCAGAAATTACAGCAGCAGCAAGAGAAAAAGAAGATCAATTGATCGATATCATTCGTAAAGCAAGTGAAGCTCGACCATCCCAAAATACATTAACTCCAGAAGCTCTTGCTGATTGGCAAGCATTCATCGCTAAACACGGTGAAAGATTCAACGCTCTTCAATACCCATCGATTCAAGAGAATGCTGAGAAAATTATTGAAGCACTATTAAAATGAGCAGAGAACTAAAATTCCGAGTATGGGATAAACTAGAAGAACGATTCATCAAATGTGATGAAGGATACCAAGGACATTATGTTCTTTCTTTAAAAGGTGAATTTCACAATCTTTTAAATGGATCAGGCGGCAAGGAATGCATCGTTCAACAATACACTGGTCTTAAAGATAAGAATGGAGTTGACATTTATGAAGGTGATATTATTGAAACACCTAACGGAAATTCAAAATTTGAAAATATTATTATGTCTGTTGAATATCCTTTCATCACCAAGAAATCGAATATCGTAGAAGTAATTGGCAACATTTTTGAGAATAAAGATTTACTTAAGAAGGAACACTGATACAATAAAAACATGCAAGAAAAACAATATATTGAAATTGATAACAACGGTAATAAGTTTTACTTTAAAGCCAAAGCCATGACATTGTTTCATCGTCAAGATGGACCAGCAATTGAATGGGCTGATGGAAATAAATCATGGTGGGTTGATGGTAAACTTCATCGTCTAGATGGACCAGCCGTTGAATATGCCAATGGAAGTAAAGTATGGTGGGTTAATGGTAAGCGTCATCGGCTTGATGGGCCAGCAGTTGAATATGCTAATGGAGAGAAAGTATGGTTTGTTGATGGTAAACTTCATCGGCTAGATGGACCTGCATTTGAATTTTCTGATGGGAGTAAAGAATGGTGGGTCGATGGTAAACAGCATCGGCTAGATGGACCTGCATTTGAATGGGCTAATGGATATAAAGCATGGTGGGTTGATGATAAACTTCTATCAGAAGAAGCGTTTAACGCTCTATCGAAACCAATTGAACTTACTTTAGATGACATTGCTGCTAAGTTCGGCGTTGACGTAAGCAAGCTTAAGATTGTAAAGTAAAAACTAGAATACAATAAAAACATGCAAGAAGCACAATACATTAAAATCGATAAAGATGGTAATAAGTTTTACTACAAAAACAAAACGATGACTATTCGTCATCGTCTTGATGGACCAGCGTTTGAAGGTGCTGATGGGAGTAAAGCATGGTATGTTGATGGTAAACTTCATCGGCTTGATGGGCCAGCAGTTGAATATGCTCATGGATATAAAGCATGGTTTGTGGATGGTAAACGTCATCGACTAGATGGACCAGCGTTTGAAGGTGCTAATGGGAATAAATCATGGTTTGTTGATGGTAAACTTCATCGTCTAGATGAACCAGCCTTTGAAGGTGTTGATGGAAGTAAAGAATGGTATGTTGATGATAAACTTCATCGTCTAGATGGACCAGCCATTGAAGGTGTTGATGGAAGTAAAGAATGGTATGTCGATGGTAAACTTCATCGTCTAGATGGACCAGCCGTTGAAAATGCTGATGGACGTAAAGAATGGTGGGTTGATGATAAGCGTCATCGTCTTGATGGGGCAGCAATTGAATTTTCTGATGGGAGTAAAGCATGGTATGTCGATGGTAAACGTCATCGTCTAGATGGACCAGCGTTTGAAGGTGCTAGTGGATATAAATCATGGTTTGTTGATGGTAAACTTCATCGTCTTGATGTGCCAGCAATTAAATGGGCTAATGGGAATAAATCATGGTTTGTTGATGGTAAACTTCATCGTCTTGATGGGCCAGCAATTGAATGGGCTGATGGATATAAAGCATGGTGGGTCGATGGTAAGCGTCTATCAGAACAAGAATTTAATGCTCTTACCAAACCAATTGAACTTACTTTAGATGACATTGCTGCTAAGTTCGGTGTTGACGTAAGCAAACTTAAGATTGTAAAATAAAGGAACACCAATATAATAAAAACATGCAAGGTAAATTTTTTAGATGTGAATGTGGTAGTGAAGGTTTATGGGTTGAATACAATGATTATTTCGGCACAGAAATTTCTCTGTTCCACTCTAACCCACAAAATAGATCGTGGGGTAATCGTATTAAATTAGCATGGAATTGCCTCAAGGGTAAACCATACGCTGACATGGTATTGCTCAATGATCAAGGCATTGCCGATCTTGTGGATCACTTGATTGATATTCAAAACCGTGATCATACGACCGAGAATCACAAAGAAACAGTTTCTATGGCGGCAGATAAATTATGCGGTTTAAGTTGTGGCGCTGCGGTTGATGCAGTATTAGAATATGTAAACCGACCTGATTGTTCTCAGACGCAAATTAAACGATTAATTTCAAAATTAAATGAATTATAATATGTTACCAAGTAAAGACGATAAAACGACAATCACCGTAGATAGTTATATACACAATAAATCATTACTTCTCACACTGAACTGGGATGCTAATGTAGATGATTGGATTACTGCATTTAAGACGATCCTAATTCACCAAACTTTTTGTGAAGATAGCGTTAAAGAATTATTTGAAGATAAAAATTATGAATAAATATTTATTAACATTAAATGGTCATGGCGCGGAAAGTATTTTCCTACGCTTAAACGAAGATCAATATTCATACTGGTTTCAGCAACAAAAGAATGAAGAGGTTGATATTGTAGATTATATTCTCAGCCCTGATGAATCAATCGACATTCCCCATGAGCATAATTTCTTGCTTGAGGATAATGAATCTATCTATATTGAAGATAGTAGTTTAAAATTCTTGCATTATTATAGCCCCGATTTGGATTCTTGCTCTATTCTCGTGGAAGAACTGTTTGAAGATGGATCATCGAAAACAATCATTGAAGAAAAATTCAGAGATTTTGCGGAAAAACATGAATGTATTAATTATGTTGGCTCAGATGTTAAATTTGAGGACATTCCAGATCAAGTGCTGGAGTATCATTCCTATGAGAAAGGAACAATTTTTGGTGATTCGTTTGAAACAGAATCATTTGACCCATCATTGCTTAAATTTATTGTAAAAGAATCCCCGAATGGTCTTGACTATATTGATGGCATCCTCTATAATGAACAGGAACTTGAGAATACCGAGGGCAGTTCCAGAGGTAAAAGTTCTGAAGCAAATATCTGGGAAAAATGAATATATTCTGTATCGACGAAAATCCTGTAATGGCAGCACAGCAAATGTGCAACCTTCACATCAATAAGATGGTTCTAGAGAGTGTTCAAATGCTCACTAACTGTTTCTCTCAAAAAGATATTGAGACTGCTCCGCTTACAAAAGCAGGAACAGTTCGAAAGTATTCTCACTGGAATCATCCATCTAGCATTTGGACTCGCAAGAATTTGGCAAATATGTTATGGTTGTTGGATCACACCATCGCTCTAGAACAAGAAAGGCTTTTCCGTGGTTATAATCCACACTTTGTTTCTTCTTTTATTGACTGGGTATTCAATAATATAAACAAAGCTCAAGTGCCAGATGGTGATCTCACTGAATTTGCAATCGCAATCGCAGCAGATCAAAATTGTCGTCATCATCCATCATTCGATTCATCATCTATAGTTGACAAATATCGTTTATATTATATCTGTGATAAGGCTCCTTTTGCTAAATGGACAAGACGAGAGACTCCAGAATGGTTTTTAAATCACCCACAAAATGCAAGTAATTGATAAAAATATCTTTGATGGTAAATGACAATAACACATAAAATAAAATGGAAACAAACGAAACTGAAATCTGGAAATTACGCGCACAAGTAAATGAAGAGAACTATAATCAAACGCTCAAAAGAGTTGACGAATTAGTAGCTGAAAACAAATTGTGGCGAGAAGAAGCCAAACGCTGGCGTGACATGTATATCCAATACGATGAGCTACTAGAGGATCAGTTAAATGAAGCTACTGCCCGAATTGAGAAAGTTGGGAAACGAATCAATAAGTTGAATAAGAAAGTCGAAGATAAGTATTAAGTCTTTGCAAAGTTGCCGCCAGAGTAAAAAAACAAATAAAAATATGGAAAAATTCGCAATCAATCTAGAAAACGTAAAAAACAAAGTGCTATTCGACTGTATCCTCATGGGAAGTGAAGTAGCCCGCAAATACGAGTATGATGTATTTTATACCAATCATCAAAAAGAACCAGATGATTGGTATGATCAATTCATTGAAGATCTTCGTTCAGTGGTTAAACATACATATAAAGGAGAATTTTTCTATGTATCTCATCCAATTATAGATGAAATTTCTGGTATTCCTGATTATGAATCAATTTGCTATATCTTTTTTAGGAATCGTGTGTATTCTTTTGATAATTATTATACATATTGCCCAGTCTTTGAATCAATTCTAAAGAGTTATGACTAATTATATTTACTTTTTAATTATACAATAATGGTAGAAGAAAAAATATTACCTATTCACGAATTGAAATATTATCATAGCGAAAGCTTTGGTTTTGTATTTTCAGGCGTGATACAATCTTCGGATGATACTATTCAGCGATTGTTGAATAATCTGGTGGGATGGGGAGTATCCAAAAAATTACCTGAATTCTATGTTCGGGCAACTCCCAATGAGACGGCATTCATCTACGATTCCGATTCGGGATTCAAACAGGCAGAATTCTACCAAGCGTGTATTCGTTTAAATGTGATGGGAATCTTCTCCATTGACACATTGGCATCATGGATTAAATTACATTGATTATGAGTAAAGAAATTATATTACCAATTGAATTGTTTGATGGGCGATTGTCTCTTACGGAGATAGGAACGGTGGGGGTGATCATGTCCTATCCCCATCAACCCAAAGAAGTCCTTGATAAATGGGATGGAACTGATATGTTCAATACAACCATTGATGATATGATGGATCGAGGAATGATGGTGATGGATAATGGTAAAATTATAATAAATATTAACGACGAAAAAATAAAAAAAGAAAACATGAAGATTGAAACAGCCCTAACTGTATTGTATGAGAGGGGACTTTGTAATGAGGATAACATGAAAGAAATTCGTGATGTGATGAAAGATCTCTCTAACGAGTTCTACCGTCTGGGTTATGAGGATGGTGGGATTGATTTCGGAGTGGATGCCGATAAGTCAGCTTATGGTAAGGAATAAGATTGTTCTTAAAAACTAGAATATATTGAACTTCATGAAAGCATCCTACCGTAAAACAAAAATTGGATTTTACCCTGTTATTATCTTCAATGATAAAAGCAGGATGACGCATCGTTTCCTATGTCTCACCAAGAATAATGCGATCAGACTTGCAGATAAAATCATCGCAGGGATCGATCAATCCCAAGAAGGCTGAACTCTTGGGACACAGGCAAAACATTAATTAAAAACTAGGATATTCTATTGTCGTTATGAATTTATCAACACTTGAAACCAAATTTACAAAATGCTCCTCAATCGAGATTCCCGATTCCTATTTCAATCGGATGAATACGGGATGTCCTGAGATTGACCTGATGTTTGGCACTGAACATCTTTCTGGTTTCATGCCGGGAAGCACGATTGCGATGACGGGTACAGCAGGCTCAGGTAAAAGTACTCTAAATTGTTTAATTGCTCAGATGCTTACCACTCAAGGTAAGAAAGCTGCCATTGCATCCGGTGAGGAATCCCACTTCCAAATTGCTTATGCTTGCAAGCGTTTAGGTGTTACGGATGTGGATGTGGCGCATATCAGCAATGTTGAGGATATTGCGGAAGCCATGTCTGATTACGATTTCATGGTTGTGGATAGCTTCCAAGCCCTTCGTTCCTCCAATTCTAAAATGAAGAAGCGGGAGTTCTACCAATACGCACAAGATTTGCTTCTATCGACTGCTAAGGAAACCGGATGCGTTCTGGTGTTTGTTCTCCATATCACCACTCAAGGACTGCCCAAGGGTGGAACTGATATCATCCATGCTGTGGATGTGAACATGAAAGTCACGGTGGATAAGGAGGATGATACCATGCGTCTCTTCCATGTGTATAAGAATCGCTTTGGGGAAACCAAGATTCATATGGCAATGATGACTTCCAATGGCTTTGACTTCAAGGGTGCTTACGTTGCTCCCGTGGAAGAGGAGAAGACTAAGAAAGACAAGACTCCTGCTGCCGATGTTCGCAAGGAAGAAATCCTAAACATGGATGAGCCTCCCTACTTGACTCTGGATCGTATCAGTGATAAGCTTGGGGTGTCTGGTCAAACCGCTGAGATTCTCCTTCGGGAGCTTGTCGGAGAGGGTAAGATGCAGAAGTTTGGTAGGGGTGCTGCCGCTGTATGGAAGATCATACAGGAGTATCGAAATTTACATGAGGAATTAGTGTAATAAAAGATATATCAAAATTAAATGATATTAATATTATTATGAAATTATATTTAATTAGACATGGACGCTCAATAGGCAATGAAAATGCCGAAGCGTATAATATAATGCCTGATTGGAAAATCAATCTAACAGAGGAAGGTAAGAAACAGGCTGAGAAGGTTGGCAAAGATTTGAAATATATTGTCAATGATCCCATTATCATATCCAGTCCATATGTGCGAGCAGTTGAAACCGCAAACATAATCAAAACATACATTGATGATGACTGTATCATGTTTTTCAATGCCCTTATACGTGAACGTGAATGGGGAAATCTACGGGATGAAGTGGAGCAATTCAAAACACGGGGAGAGCGTAAACACCTATTTGATTTCTATCGTCGCCCAACGGGAGGTGAATCGTTTGCCGATGTTTATCAAAGGGCATTCGTCTTTCTGGAATATCTCAAGAATAATTTTAAGGACGAGAATATTATTATCTTATCTCATGGCGAATTCCTGAAGGTTCTGCTTATGATCATTGACAGTAACACCGTGGAGGAATTTGATGATCTACCGAATCCCAAGAATTGCCAGATCATCACAAGAACTATCAGCGAGTGAATTATCTCTGAGCAAGACCAAGGGGTTTTCGCTTTCTGATAAAAACTAGAATACAATAAAAACATGCAAGAAAAACAATATATTCGAATCGATAGAGATGGTAATAAGTTTTACTTTAAAGACAAAGCCATGACTATTCGTCATCGTCTAGATGGACCAGCAATTGAATATGCCAATGGAGGTAAAGTATGGTTTGTCGATGGTAAACGTCATCGTCTAGATGAACCAGCAATTGAAGGTGCTGATGGACGTAAAGAATGGTGGGTCGATGGTAAATGTCATCGGCTTGATGGGGCAGCAATTGAATGGGCTGATGGACGTAAAGAATGGTGGGTTGATGATAAGCGTCATCGGCTTGATGGGCCAGCAGTTGAAGGTGCTGATGGACGTAAAGCATGGTTTGTTGATGGTAAGTATCTATCAGAACAAGAGTTCAACACTCTGTCAGAACCACTTGAGCTGACGCTAGAAGACATTGCTGCTAAGTTCGGCGTTGACGTAAGCAAGCTTAAGATTGTAAAATAAAAACTAGAATACAATAAAAACATGCAAGAAGCACAATACATTCAAATTGATGAAAACGGCTGCAAGCGTTACTACAAAGACAAATCGATGACCATTCTTCATCGGCTTGATGGACCAGCAGTTGAATTTGCTGATGGATATAAAGTATGGTATGTTGATGGTAAGTATCTATCAGAAAAAGAGTTCAACACTCTCACCAAACCACTTGAGCTGACGTTAGATGACATTGCTGCTAAGTTCGGTGTTGACGTAAGCAAGCTTAAGATTGTAAAATAAAAATTAGAATACAAAGCATGAACAAAACATTTAATCCCCAAGCCCTTCTCGGCAAGCCTCTGGAAATCTCCTATTGGAAAAATTCCACTGGAGAGGACGCAAAGATTATTGACATTGGCGACGAACAGTATAAAATAGTATTTGAACAAGCACCGGAAGACGATGATCAGGAAGATCAATTTATCTGGACAGACCAAGAACCGGAATCAGTGGAAAATGATACAGCGTTCTTCCGAAACATTGGTGGGACAAATTTCTATCTCAAAGTAAAACAAAAACTAGAATACAATAATAATATGAAAACAACCGTGAAGGAACTGAGTGAAAAGCTGGGAGTGGATACCGTCTATGTAAACGGTTTCCTTCAAACCCTAATCAAGATGGGAAAGGCAAGCGTGGTAGGCAAGGTGGAAAATCCCGCTGGAAAACGAGGCAAGCCGTCCAATATCTATGAAGTCCAAGAGGGAATCTTGGACTAACAATTACTTGCTTCATTTTAATAGATATAATGTTACAATCTGATATGATGAACAAATTCATCAATACGTTGAAAGATTGGGATGATCTGATCGATGAGAATATCAATTCATTTGAAAAGGAATTCTGTCATGGTGCATTATTACATGATGTATTTTGGAACTTTGACACGATCATGGTTAGAATTAACCTACACGATGAATTGATATCTGATAGATATATGATTACGAAATGGTTTACGTGGATGGAATCGCTTAAAAACTAGAATACACTGATACCACAATGAAGCTATTCAATCCAACAATCAACCTGATCAAGTCCACCTTCTGGAAAATTCACTATCGCCTGTTTCTGGGTAAGGATTACCAATCGCGTATGGAGAAAGCAGCTAATATCTTTTCCAATGTGGTTGACACTACGAACGGTAGGATATCCCATTTCTATGATATCAAGGGAGAACGCATTCGGGGATGGCACAAGCGGATCAAGTTTGATGATAATGTGTTACAACATCCTTTAATTAAAAAATATTCGTAACGCTTAAATCAATAAATAATAATATGTCACAATGTAGATATTGTCAATCCCAATCATATGGGTTAGGTTGTCCCGCTTCCCCATACGGAAAGCATGAGCATTTTGATGATGATAAGAAATGTGAATTCTGTGGGCAGACAGGATACGGATCGGGATGCACCATTAGTCCCGTGAAGAAGCATAAGCATGGTAGTGGTAAGAACAAGTGTAGGTGGTGTGGAAACACTGCATCCGGTTTTGGATGTATTCATTCCCCAAGTGGATATCATGAAAAATAATATGACACCTTTGACAAAGGAACAATTAAAAGAACTTGGATTCACAGTTCGTGAAAGAGAACTTAAAAAAGGATTGAAAATTGATATTCAATACGATGGTTTTTATGGGGATTATGTTGGATATTACGACAAATATCCATCATTTCAAGACATTATCACAAACGTAGTGAGAGAAGTTGGGAGTGAAAGAGATAGGATATGGAAAAACCGTTTGATGGATAATCTAACAGTTATCAGAGACACCACAATCTATCACGATATGTAGATTGGATTAAAAACTAGACTACACTGACAACATGAAGACATACAACAACGCGAAAGAACTCTGTGCAGACGATTACGACAACAATTTCTGGAAATTTGGTCGTTCCCTTTATAAATACACTGATTGCGGTCCGTGGACACGTTTGGTTCTGACTGAAGATCGCAACGTCTCTTACGAATCCAAGGGAGCAAATGATCCAACTCTTCTGGACGATCCCGATATCATTGGTATTGAGATTGGCAGCATTGTGGAAGGCAGTGAGGTGGAAATCGGACCTGAATTTCTCAAGTTCCCCTTCACTGATAAGGAACTGTGGGATACCGTGGAACAAATCAATGAGGAAGCATCATTCTACTGGAAACGGGATAATGAGGATGATTTCTTAATTGAAATTGAGGGTAACGAATACTATGTTACCGCTGGATGGGGAATCGAATTTCCTGAAAACATTCCCGATACTGTGAAGGCATTCTTTGAAGAACATTACGATGAGATATCAAATATGGATGATCTTTCTGGAAATACTTGGGTGGAAGAGGGATTCACAATCACGAAGCTGGACAAAAGCGATTTCATCTTTTAAAAACTAGACCACAATCAGGGCATGACGAAAGATTACTCCCAACGCCGCAAAGAACTTGAATTCCTAAACATCCAAGAACTTTGCTTGAAATTTCTCAAGTCCCCTCTGGTGATCGACACCGATTACGAATTGGAAGCGGAACCACATGCATACAAGACCGAAGATGACATGTTCTTCTTTGTTCCCCAATTGGATGATCCGGTTATGTCTCAGCGCACTCTCTTGGGTGATCCAAAACCCATTGAAGGTCGCTATCGCTATTCCATCGAAGTGGTTCAAGGTGATGGGGGATCGTATTGGGAACCACCTGACTATGATCAAGTGGAGATTGGGCGCGAAGATAGTCTGGAAAAAGCCATCACATTTGCCGCCCATTATCTTCTGGATATCAATCTGAATGGAGAAGGGGAAGGATCGTATTACAATATGGAATCCACGCTTGAGAAGGAATTCCCCTCGCATTGGAACGAATAAAAACTAGAGCATACTCCCACCATGACCAAACAATACTACATGTTCATTCCGCTGGATATCGACAAACAAAAGAACACCCGATTCGTTGTTGAAACGGATGGGATTCCCACCACCAATGTTTTCAGTGGAAAGGTGATTGCAAGGAACAAGAAATCTTTTCACTATCTTAGGGCTGAATCTAATCATTGGGCAAATCCTATTACCGATATGCAGAGAGGTAGCAAGCCATCGTTCCTTCCCATCAATCAGGATGAAGTGAAAGAACGATTTGAGGAAAATTGCATTGAAGGATAAAAACTAGATTAAGATTTGGACGTAACGAAAAACAACAACACACACTACTACAATGGCACACGAAATCGAAATTGGAACTGATCGGGTAATCACCTATGGCGAACGCGCATGGCACTCACTTGATGAAAATCATCAGACTCCTCTTACCAAAGAGATTCTGAAACCCTTGTTCATTCCTTATCTGGAAGGACAAGCTAACGTCAACATCGACGGGGTGGAAGTCCCTCTTGAAGGATGGAAAACCATTGTCGCTGATCTTAGGGAAATCGATGATATCGAAGGGGATTTCCGTCCTGTTCATGTCGCATCCGACAAGTATGAAATCCTTCAAAATGAATTGCTTTTTGATGCTCTTCAGGATGCTCTAAATGATATCAATTACAAGATCGTATCGGCGGGAACTCTCTCTGGTTTGAAGAACTTCTTCGTGTCTGTGGAATTTGATGGAGAGTCGAATATCAACCTTCCTGACGGAAGCGAGTGTAAGGCATTCTTCTCTCTCTTCACTTCCCATGATGGCACGAAGAACGCGAATTACTATGATACTACGCATAGGACTGTATGTGCAAACACTTTGCGCTCTTCCTTTGAATCGCGGGGCAATCAGGGATTTCGCATCTCTCATACCAAGAACGCATCCATCCGTATCAATAACATGGCAGAAATTGTTAATAACACTCTGCTTGGTCGTCGCCAATTTGAAGAGAAGATGGCGGAACTCTATGCCATTGAATGCGATCTT